CCACGGCCGCGAAGCAGGAGGCCCAAAAACCGAAACCATCACCCAAACCGTCTAGCCACCTCACAAAATTTTCTCTAGTTTTGACGTTTAGGAGTCTGTGTCTTAGACAGCTAAAGCTTGTAGCTGCTGCTTGCGACGCTTCGCGTCAGCAGCCGAAGGCTGGCCGCCTGCGTAGCGGGGGTTCAAAAGCTGAAGCTTCGCTACGCGGAGGAAGCTGAAAGCGGGCGACAGCGAGAGCTGGAAGCAAGATAGTATTAGATTAAATATTATATAGTTTATTATTCATAAAGCCGTAAGTCCTTGTAAGTGCAGCACTTAGACGAAGTCTAAGTTAAAGAAAAAACTTGACATCAGCCTTCGGCTATGCCAAGCTACAGGGGAGTGCCAACGCTGTCGACCGAAGGAAGCGCTGGAGCTAGACGGGGAACCTAGCTCCAGCTCACTGAAGCGTAGCTTATGCCTACAACATCACAGATGCCCGGCTCGCAAGCTAGCGGAGCTAGCCCACGCGTGTTGATGAAGATGGAGCAAATCTGTCGCTTCCGCGTCGCTGGCGTCCCTGACGTCCGTATCGCAGCTCTGCTGGGGATGTCCAATTCCGGTCTCCAGCGCATCCTTGCACTTCCAGAGTATCAACAAATAGAACAATCCGTTCTTCAGGGTCACCTCACCAACATGGACGACGCGCTTGCGGGCAAGGTCGATGAGATGCGCAAAGCGTTCCAGGTCGGCGTCCCCGCCGCGATGCGTTGTCTGCTGGAGACGGTGACGCAGCGTCGCGACCTACGCGCAGCGATGGCCGCCGCGAGCGAGATTCTTGACCGTGATCCCGACCGCGCCTTCACAAAGACTAACAAAATGGTTGTTGCTGGCGTCGGAACCGAAGCTACCCTTCTTCCAGAGAACATCATTCTTGCAGCGGCTACCGAAGGCGCGAAGATCGCCGCAAGCGTGGCAGCTAAAGCTTCGTCTACGCTGAAGCAAGAAATGAACTAACAATGGCTACTAAACACGAGACAAAGGTCGTAGACCTGACGAAAGACCCTTCGCAGTATTTCGCGTATCGCGTTGATTGCGACTGTGGCTGGGTCGGTCGCTTCGCGGCGAAGCAAGAAGCGGAGCTAGCCGCTTCGCGTCATACGAAGTATCAAGACGCTCTGAAGACTGGCCTGACTCTGCCCGGAGGGCATTTGTAGGGAAGTGCAAACCTTCGGTTTCATTCCGACAGACTTGCCTAGCATGACAGCGCTAGAGCGCTTACGCGCTATGCGTCTGAACTGCCTTGGTTCCCTCTACTACTTCATTAAGATAGCCCTTCGACGGCAGAAGCTGACAGACCAGCTCCATGAGCCTCTCTGTAAGTTCCTCGAACGTGAGAAGATCAAAGACCTCGTTGAGTGGCCACGAGACTTCTACAAGACTACTATAGCCGTGGAAGGTCTTCCGATGTGGCGTACCCTCCCTTTCACGAAGAACGATGAAGAAGATTTCATTAGGCTAGGTTATATGCCTGAATTCCTTCGGTGGCTTCGCCTAATCCATAACCCAGATTCCAGGAATCTCGTTATGTCAGAGAACATAACGAACGCAGCGAAGCTCGGCTTTCGTATTCGGCGTCATTACGAGTCTAACGACATCTACCGCGGCCTCTTTCCCGAAACCCTTCCAGACTCTTCTTGCATCTGGACGAATTTCTCTCTCCACGTCAAGCGAAGCTCTCCTACCCTGAAGGGTGCTCACGGTGAGGGAACGTTTGACTTCCTTGGAGCAGACTCTGCTTTGCAGTCGCGGCATTACGATGGACTTATAGTCCAAGACGACCTCGTCGGACGCAAAGCGATTGAGTCGCAGTCGGTGATGGACAAGACTATCGAGGGTCATTCTATAGTCCCGGCAGCGTTTGAGCACGAAGACAGCAGACATGATGGCAATGAACTTGTTATCGGGAACCGCTGGGGATACAACGATCTTAACAGCCACATTCGTGAGCACGAACCTTGGTTCCGGGTGACGTCGCATAGCGCCCTCGGCGGCTGTTGCGATGCTCACCCTATGGGCGTCCCAATTTTTCCTGAGCGTTTCGGCCTTAGCAAGCTCGAACAGCTTAAGAAGCGCTTCGGTAGCTACAACTTTAGTTGTCAATATCTCAACAACCCGTGCGCCCCGGAGGACGCTGACTTCAAGGAAGAATGGCTTAACTTCTTCTCGCTTGAGCGCGCAAGCGACGGCGGTCTCTACATCCGACATGAGGTGAAGGACGGCGTTGTAAGACGTGACCTGCACGTCAGCCATCTTGCTCTTGCTATGGTTACTGACCCTAACCACAGCGGCAACGCTGCCGCTGGTCGTTGTCGTCATGCGATTCTTGTCGTCGCAATGGGATGGGTCGCAGGAGCGCGGGAGCGAGAAGACAGAAGCATAGAAAAAACCGAGAAGTGCAACTACTACCTTCTTGAAACGTGGGCTAAAGCCTCTAGCTACGATACGTATTACAATCAAATCTACCAGATGGCGAAAGGCTGGCGCATCAGAAAAGTCGGCTTCGAGAACATAGCGGCGCAGAAGTACGCGATCCACCACTTGGAGTACCTCAACCGAACGCAGCCTTGGACTATAAGGGTTGTACCCTTGAAAGGGGAGGTCGAGGCACCGGATGGGACGATGTCTCGGAAGAAGGAGTGGCGTATACGTAGTGTTGTAGCGCCTGTCGCGGAGGAGGGCCGCCTCTGGGTACAGAAGGGGGACGTTGTTAACCAGCTTGATTTCATCACGGAATATACGACCTTCCCGAAGGGTCGCTACTGCGACCAGCTCGACGCCTTTGCTTACGTCCCACAAATGCTGAAGCACCCTGTTGCTGAGCATACGCATCAAGCTCAGCTTGCAGCTAACTTGGAGCGTATGCGGCTCGTAAACGCTCCATATAGCGTTCACTCAGTGAACTAATAAGGAGACATCGTGCACACTCTAAGCTTTTGGGAACAATTTGCTATCAGCGTCTTTGCTGGTGTTCTTCGTCAAATCGTTAAGAACCCAGCGAAGTACTCTGAAATTAAGGGGTATATGTTGGAGATTGCAACTGACATCCAGGCTGCTTTCAGCGGGCCGGGAGCGTAGCTCCTGGGAAGCCTGTTAGCCAAAGTCGTGATTGAGAACGTCGTTCCCATCGTTCTTTCTTATGTGGTGGGCCATATAGTAGGATGGTTCCACCACAAGAGAAAGACTTCGTCCCCACCGCAAAGCGGGCCAGTCGACCCGAAGGCGTAGCCTTGGACATACGTCCCATCCCGGTTAAGATGTCAGAGAACGCTCAAGAGCAACTGAAGCGTTATCTGCGTGACCGCGTTCGTTCGATTCGCAGCGGACTTAAGGAACTTCATGAGAACCGGCTTGTGAAGTGGCGCAAGATGTACGAGGCGATTCCAGCCGAAAGAACGAGGGAGTTCCCATTCCACAACGCAAGCAACCTTGTGGTTCCAGTTATCGCAATCCACAGCGATACCCTACTCGCTAGAGTAATGAGCGCCGTCTTCAAGACGAAGCCTATGTGGGTTTCCCGTGTTCTGGGCGCTGTTCAAGGCGACGAGCATCTTGCGATGCGCAACGCTTTCGAGGAATTCCTTCAGTTCTGCGGCCTGGAGCCAGCAGAGCTGGACTTATATCGAATCTACCACGAGTGGTTCGGAGAAGCTATTCGTGTCGGAACTTCAGTTATCAAAAGCCCTTGGGAGAAAGACGTGGAAGACCAGGCTTTGCCAGCCGGGGACGGCTTAGGGAAGATCGACTGGGAAGCCGTGACTTTATATGAAGGGCCGAGGCCAGAGAAACTAGCGTTTGAAGACTTCGGAGCACCACCTTCGGCTAAGACGCTAGAGCAAGCCGACTTCAAATACCACCGTATCCGCTACCAGCGCTACAAACTCGAAGAGCGCGCTGCGCGTGGGTTCTTCGACAAAGATGCTGTCAAGCAGATCATGTCGATGCCAGACAGAACACAACAGGACTTCGTTCAGGCTCAAAAGGAGCGCGACAGCGCTGCTAAGACCGTTCACGGCTATGGCTACGCAGAGTGGGACGTTTACGAATGTTGGTTCCGCTACCGCTTCGGAGACTACTTCACGCGCATGATTGCTTGGTACCACGAGAAGAGCAACACCATTCTTCGCCTCTTCCACAACTACTATCCTGATGAGCCTTTTATCATGGCTCGTCTCTTCTATCGGGATGACATGCTTTTCGGTTATGGCTTTGCAGAGACGTTAGAGATGCTTCAGGAAGAAGTCTCGCAAATTCACAACGGCCGTCGAGACAACATGACGGTCGCGAACTCGCGTATCTGGCGCGTCAATCCTGACTCGAAGCTCCACAAAGGTTATAGGATTTATCCTAGTGCGATGCTTCCTGCGGAAAAGGACGAAATTGAGCCTTTGGCTCATGGAGAGTTGTCGCCTATCGCTATCGAGGAAGAAAGGCTGACGCTGGAGCTGGCTGAGAAGCGAAGCGGCGTCAGCGCCCCGCAGCAGGGCTATGGAGCTGGAACAAACACCAAGCGTGGAGTCTATACTGCTATAGGCACTCTGTCGCTTCTGCAAGAAGGCAACAGCAGAACTGACCTTAACATTACGGACATTCGCTATGCGAATACGAAAGCCGGTCGTCTCTTTGCTAGGCAGTACGCCTTCTTCGGCGCAGGCGAGGAACGTCTCGAAATGTTCGGTGCCGAGAAAGCGAAGCTTATAGAGCAAGCCCTAGAAGGGCTACGGAAGAAGAAGCTGGCTCTGCCGATTTATTCGTCGACCGCCTCGGTCAACCGTGAGGTTGAGAAGCAAAACGATTTGATGTTGACGAACATCATGCTGAGGCACTATAGCACTATCACAACGATGCTTCAGACCGTGCAGAATGCAATGCTTCCACAAGAAGTTAGGACTTACGTAGGAGAGGCTACGAAAGCCGCGAACGGACTTATGAAGCTAGTGCTTCAGCACTTCGGATATGACGAAGTCGAACGTCTTGTTCCAGAGCCACCAAAACCGCCTGCGGCTACTGGTGCTGGAGCAGGTGGAACCCCCGTAGGGGGCGCTGGTGCGGGTGCCGCTGGAGGCCAGCCCGCGCCACGTCCGAACGGAGGAATGCCTTCACAGGCAATGCCTGGGATGCCCCACATTGGTGAGCAGCTTGTGCTGCCAGAAGGGCCGAAACTACATTGAGTCAAGGTGTCACAGACATCGAGATTATTCTTAGCCACCCTTCGGGTATGCAGGCGCATTTCGACTCGTCCGAAGGACGGCGCTTCATGTCTTGG